CGTGATGTCAGCGGCTCCGTACAGGTTGCCGCCCACCCTCTCGCGCCTGGCCTCCTCCGAGGCTGTCAGCCGAACGATGAAGATGTCTGGGTCAATGGCTCGCAGGTACTGGACTTCTGCATCCAGCCGCACGTCATCCACGACGACGCCGAAGCCGATTCGCTTCAACTCGAAGTAGTCCTTGCGCCAGACCCTCAGCCAGAAGTGCGTGTCCACGCCTCGCATCGCCGCACCGATCTCCTGCAGCAGTTCCCTGCCGGTCAGGGTGCTGTTGCCGAAGTTGCGGCTCACGGTCAGGACCTCGCTCTTGCCGAGGTCGTTGTACGCCATCGCCGCGATGTGCTTGATGGCGTCTGCGATGCCGTGCCGACGGTACTCACGATGCTCCACAAAGAGCGACGCGATGGTGGACTTGCCGCTGCCCTGCGGCCCAAGGATCGCCAGGGACCTCATACGAGTTTGCCCAGAAACGACTGCCGAACTCTCTTCGAGTCTTCATAGGCTGGCTCACCCTTGTCCCAAGCATCCTCTGCCTTCATCCATCCAATGACCTCAACTTCCCTGAAGTCAGTCGCTGGGTCTGGGTATGCAAGGAAGAGCACCTTGTCTGAGCCGAGGTCCTTCTTCCTGACCACGAGGCCAAAGTGTGATTGCGTGACGTGCCTGACCTCGATGTTGCGTCCGACGTCTGGCTCGTCCTTGTGCCGCCAGTGCTCAGCAGCGGGCCAGACCTTTGCGTGCCAGGTGCGATTAGTTGCCTTTGCCACGGCGCACTCAGCCGCTGCTGCTGCGTGTCCGGCAACCGCGTCATCCTCGTAAACCATCCTGCTCCTGTCGTAGTAAGCCTTGTCCTTGCTGTTCTCGTTCTGGATGGTTCGCTCTTTGCCAATGCGCTTCGCCTCCTGCCACTCTTCTTCCGTCAAGGTGACTCTCATCGCCTCCCTCCTCTCGCAATAATCTCGCCAACGCTCATCACCCCGTTAGTAAGAGTCTTCTCTCCTCTGGCTCTGTTCTGGTTATGCTCTAGTTCTGGCGCGTGACTGACGCGTGACTCAGGCTCTTTTCCCGCACGAGCGCGCTGTTGCCGAATGGTCGAGGTGGCGTCCACTTGCCATCGAGACCAGTTCGAGACCTTGACGAGACCATCTCCAGACGCCTCCAACAGACCCTCGGCGATGAGTCGGGGAACGCACCTTGAGAGGCGCGGCCCAATGACCGTGGCGAGGTGCCTGCGGTCACGAAACTCGCCGCCCTTTCGCATCTCCTTCGCCACTTCAAGGATCGTGACGAACGCACGAAACTCGATGTCGCTCAGGCTGCTGATGATTGCGTCTTTGTGTGCTTGTGCTGACCACTTGATCCAGAGTGCCATCTTGTCCTCCTCCGACTTTCTCTTGCTTAGAACGGCAAGTCTTCTAGGTTCTGCGTGTCTTCTGGCACGAGTTTCGGCTTCGCCGGTGCAGGCGCCTGCGACGCGATGAACTTCTGGCTCGGCTTGTCCTTGCAGTACGAGCCGTCAGGCGTCTTATGGCTCGCCGCCCAGAATGCGTTGTACGGCTTGCCGGTTCCCTTGCTCACGCCGCCTGGCTTGAGCGTCCAGAGTTCGCCGTGGCTGCAGGTCTCCCCACCGACGTTCTCGGCAAAGAGCATTGCAGCCTTAGCAGCGAGGATGGCGTCATCCGTCGCAGGGTCAGACCCCCTCGTAGAATCAAGAGAGAGGGGTGTAGGAGCCACGGAGAGGCGCGGAACCCTCCCAAGTGGTACTGCGGCACCCTTGTCTGGCGAGTAGAGGCTCCTGCCCACTCCCAACTGAGCGGCGCACCTGCGGAGCGCATCCGAGGCCGCTGACTTCAGAGGCTCGTCATCCTGTGCCGAGTTCGGGTAGCCGAAGTCCTGTCGGATGGTTGTCTTGCCACCGATGACCACGGCGAGTGAGCCGTGAACGACGTTGCGTGCGCCGTCTGCGACCTTCACCTCAAACTGCCAGCACTCAATGCCGAGAACGTCATCCAGCCGCTGCGCGACTGCTCGCGCGTCTGCGTAGGTGAACGTCATCCCTGCTCGCCCTGGGCGATGCTTCAGGTCCTTCTCCTCGAATGGTGCCAAGAGTGCTGCTGCGATGTCCTTGCTCATAGTCCCTCCTCTGTTCTGAACTTGAAGACTCGCGCGCCGGGAACTTCCCGCGTCGCGGCTTCCACAACCTTCGGGTCAATCTTTGTGGCGACCTCCTTCCAGTCCGTCTTGAGCGACGGCTTGTTCTGCTTCCACGTTGCCGACCAGCCTTGACCTGCGATCCCAGCCTTCTCGCCGATTGCCTCCTTGAGACTGATGGCGAGGTTCTGGAGTTCTTGATCAAGCAACTTGGACTCGTACTGCTTCTCGGCGTAGAGCGCCGCGAGCCTGTCCAGTGAAGTGTCAGCCTGCGCCCACTCCTCGCTGGTCTGCGGTACCACCTGCGCCAGCGCGTCGCTGTCCTCGCCCTGCAAGGTTGGCGGCGTCTCTGTTGCGAGTGCGTTGCGGAACTCCACTGCCTTCGCGTACAACTGCGTCTGATAGTTCACGTCAGCCTGAACCCGCTCGATGCGGAAGACCAGACCACCGAGCAGGACCGCGATGTCGCACCACGGCGCAGCCGTCACGAACATCTGCCACTGCACCTGCGCGACCACCTCTGGCGGTACTGGGTGCAGACTCCAGCGCGGTGAGGTGCTGGTCTTGATTTCCACCAAGCCCTCCTCGCCGACGATGGTGCGGTCGAGTGATGCCATCACCCACGGCAGTTCCTTGAGTCTCACGATGCCGTTGCTGCGGCGCAACTCGCGGCCAGTCTCCATCTCGTAGAACTCTGCCACTGCGTTCTCCAACAGGATGCCGCGCACCGCTGCCGGTCCAACTGGGTCAGGCGTGAACTTGCCCAACTTCTCAGCCCAGAGTTGGTACGGCGTCTTGTATGGATTCAGCCCCGCGATGACCGAGACGTCGGTCGCCGTGATGCCGTCCTTTCTAAGCGCGTGCCAGACCTCGGACCTTTGCTCAGCGCGGACGAACTCGTACTGCTTGCTCACGCCTTCACCTCCTTCTTTGCTGCTTCCAGAAGCCGCTTCGCCTCATCGAGTCTTACGCCACCCTCTGGCTTGTAGATTTGCACCAGCGTCTGATAGTGCCTGACCAGGCACTTCTTGCAGAGCCGCTGACCGAGACCAGGCTTGACCTCGGTCTCACACTTGGCGTCGCAGAGGACGCACTTCCACTTGATCACTTGCCCTCCTTCTTTCTGTCCTTCTTGGCGAAGCCTTCGCCCTTGTAAACCACCGCCGCCGGTGAATAGACCATCCGCATCCAGCGGCCGCACTTCTCGCAGCGCGGGTTGTAGACGTTCTGAATCGAGTGCGTGTGTTCCTCTCGGCGTCCGCAGTCACCGCAGCGGTACTCGTAGACTGGCATCAGCCGATGAGCGCCGCTACGAAGATGAGTCCAGCGAAGGCGAAGCACAGTTGCGAGATGAATCGCATCAACTCCACGCGCTTGCGCTGCTCGTCCAGAATCTGAGTTCGGATTGCCACTCGCGTGTAGACCAGTGGCTGCGTCTTTCGGTTGAGTCTCATCGCATTGACCCCAGCGCCAAGAGCAGCACCATTGCTGCGATGAACGATACGACTGCGAGTGTGTCCAAGATCATTGTCTTCACTTTGCTGCCTCCTTCAACTGCTCAAGGGTGACTTCGCCTGCAGAGATGCGAGCGATCTCGCTCCACGCGATTGGCGCGTGTTCTGCAACTGGCTTTTCATCGCGCTTCGGACGAACGCCCAACTCAAAGATGAGTGATGGAAGTTCGGTCGAGTTAGGGTCGCCGACCACGAAGACGGCGTGACCCTTGCGCTCGCTGCGGCTGACCCAGCCGTGTGTCGCGCTCATCAGCGCACCGCCACTGACTCGGCCGCGACAGTCTCAGCCAGTGCGTACTGGATGAAGTCGTGGCGCAGTTGAAGATTCGTGATCCGAACCTTGACGCTGCCGGTGTCGGCGACAGTCATCCCGCCGACCTTGTGAATCCGCACGACAATGCCGCGTGGAAGGAAGTGACCGTGCTTCGCTGGCACGCTCTTCATTGCGACGTACTTTCCGAGGTCCTTGATCATTTTGTCCTCCTCATCAGGATCAGCCTTCTGGCTGGTTCCTCCCTGATGTCACAATCCTAGAACGTGACATCACGGCTTGTCAAGGGGGTAGCCTCCCAGACTGGAGGAGGTCAGTCTGGGAGGTCGCTGGCTGGGCCAGCGTAGTCATCGTCCTCGTCTTCGAGCAGTTCTAGAACCACCTCTAGGCAGGCTCGGCAGATCGCGTACGACAGGACCGCAGAATACCCGACCGCGAGGCTGACCTCTTGTTCGGCAAACTTCCACACTCTGCGGCTCTGACCGCACGGGGTGCAGGTCCCGATCTCCTCTGGCTTGGGAGCCGGAGGACCGCTCAGAAACGGCACTAGCGCAGGCGAATCAGGTACTCGGCTGAGACCTCTCCATCGCCGTCAAAGAACATCAGCCACTGCCCTGGCTCGCCAGACGCGCCGACGACCTCCTGAGCGAAGCGGTTGCTGGACTCCAGCGACGGACTGCACCACGTCGTGATCTTGCCGTCGGCAAGGACGAGTCGCGCTGGCTGGTGCCAGTGTCCGAACCACAGATAGTCGAATGGCGCAACGCTGAGGCGCCAGCCGCTCGCCTTCTTTGCGACGCCGTACCACGGCATCCCAAGCCCACCTCTGAACTGGTCGCCGTGGACGATCATCCCGATCTTGCCGCCTGGCAAGTCGAGCGTGTCGTACCAGTGCCGACCGCCAACGGTGAGGCTCTCCTTCCAACTCACGCGCTTCTCGCTCTGCACGAGTGACCGCGCAATGTTGTAGAGAATCGCGTCGCTGTTGGATTCTGGCGAGTGATCTGAGTAGCGACCCAAGCGTCCGTGGTTGCCGATTGCGCCATAGACTTCCACCTGCGGGAAGAGTGCGGCCATCGCCCTGACGAACTGCGCCAGCATCTCTGCGCCTCGGAAGATCTGGACGTACAGACCGCCAGCCTCAACTTCGTAGGCTTGCCCTGGGAAGATGTTGCCGTCTGACTCCACGAGATCACCAGTGAGCAGAATCTTCACCGTGTCCACTGGGTGATCCTTGCGCTGAATCTCCACCACCCGCTGCACCTTCTCGGCAAGCAACTGCAGCCGCTTGGCTGCGGTGTCAATGTCGTAGTCGACGCTCTTCTTGCCAAGTTGCCAGTCGCTCAGTTGCACGACTGCAACCTCGCGCTTGCCTTTGCGCTTGTCCGGCTTAGGCGCTGGGACGGCAGGGATCTTCATCCCTACTGCCGCATCCTTTGCCGCGCGGTAGACCGCCTCCACGAGTTCTTCGGTCTGCTGATCCTTCTTTGCGAGTGCGCGCAACGCACGCCGGTGCGCCGACTTCAGTTCGTTGAGTTCGTCCTCGCGCTGGAACTCGATCAGGTCTTCTGGCATTTGCAGTCCCCTCTCCTGTGTCGCTGGATGTTCTGCACTGCCCAGTTCTGGCCGCGAATCTCGCACCATTTCTGGATTGCCTTTGCCGTGATCTTTGCGGCTGCGAGCGCCTTGTCCAGCGATGGACGATCAGCGTCGTTTATCTCAAGTAACTGATAGCCGCAGAGTGGCCCTTTGTAGCCACCCTGCAGCGTCAGAAACTCGTCTAGGTCCTCCATTGCAACCTCCTACTTTCGGCGCGACTACA